TCTCAACAGAGCCTTGTTTGTTTCTTGTTGTTTCGCCCATTAGGATAACATCGTCTGTCTCTCTTACCCCTGCTTGCTTGGCTGTTCCATCTACAACCTTGATAAAATCTCCATCAACAAAGCCTGTGAAAGATGGGTCTGTAGGTGATATTTTGCTATATCCGCTATCAATTTTAACTAGATATTCACCCTCTGAAAAATCTATCGAGTCGCCATCAATTGTCTGTGTTCCAGGGATTGCAACAATCAAATAGTATCCAGTAGCGGTGAGTTCTGTTAAATAATCAGGGGTATTGGTGTCTGCATTCCAAAAGCCTTTATTGTTGCTTGCTGGTTGGACTGGATTGTATCCGCTCATGTTCTAAGCCCCCTTGTAGGCTTGTATCTCGCCACTGGTCAACTGTATTTCTGTCCATTCTCCATCTATTGTATTGCCTGTTAAGAACGTTTTGGGAAGCGTTACGGTTGTATTGCCTGTAAGCTTAGAAAACACTGCATCAGCTATAACAATTATTCTAGTCCAGTTTCCTGTGTGCAAAGTTGTGTCTGCTATGACTTCCATGCCATAACTGCCTTTTTGCGATAAATCTTTTTTTGAACGCTTTAATTCGTTATTTTGCAACTCGTTGCTATATGGCATTATTATCCCTCCAATTCTTTTAGTATATCGACCTTTTTAACGCCAGCAGGTGTCTTGCCTGTCTTTTCTGAATACAGCACTTGCAATTGCTTGTAACCCATTTTGCTGTAGTCAATTTCTTCGGATACAGTATCAAACTTGACAGACAACCTTTTAATCATGTAAGGGCTTTCAGTTTCGTATATTCCGTCTTTGTCGAATCTTATTGACTTCGGAACTTTTCTAACTAGATGCTTTCTGACTTTAGTTATTCTGACCAATTGGTTTGGAGTTCCTTTAAATTTCATGTGATTCCTCCTAGAAAAATAGAGGTAGGAGCATTAAACTCCCACCCCTTAGTGATGTTTACAGCAATTCGTATACTACGACTGCTGCTGCGTGATTAGACTTAAGTTTATCTGCTGCCCCTGGTGTCAAGGTCAAAAGAATAGTCCCGTTGTTTTTTATTACGCTTGCTGTTTCTACTTGTATCATCATATCTGTTGCTTTTGTTATTGTTCCTGTTACTTCTTTGCTTGCCCACAAATCGCCTTCTGCTATGCTAAAAGTTGCGTTTGCATCTGCTGCTGCTGTTGCTAATAGATTGCTAAACTTGAAAAGTATTAAAAGTTTTCCTCCTGGTGCTGTTGGTGTTATCGTAAACACCTCTGCCAAAGCATCGGTATCGGCTGTTGCAAGGTTTGAAGTTATTGCTGTAACTGTATCAAACGCTACAATAGGGCTGTTAGTTACTGTTACTGCCATGTTGTTACCTCCTTATATTATATTGCTGTCTCAGCAGCGAAAGTGAGATCCATGTATCCGAGTTCTTTAGGTCTAATGACTTTAGCTCCGAATACAGTGAGTCCAGAACATCCATAATCGAACGAGCTTTCAAGTTCCATCATTCTTGACTTTTCGAGTACGTTGTCATAAACGATAGCATCATAAGCTCCAAACATACATTTAGATACCGGAGCCGCCGCTGAACCAGTGTTTACAACTTGGTTAGTAACAAACATGTCGATACCAAGGTAGTTTGCCCATGCCATGATACCTTTTTGGTTTGTTCCTTCGTTAATGGAGAATACTACGCCTGCGAGGATCAATTTTTCTTTTACCCACGGTGGAATTGTCATCCACATGTTGCCTTCCATAACGTTCTGTTCTTCAAGCTTTCTTACCGAACTTGAAACATCTGAAAGGATAGTGGCGCTGTCACATGTTGCATCTGTGATAACGTTGCCTGAATCTGCTTGATCATAAAGTCCCATGATGTAAGTATCAACGGATTTCTTCAGCTGATAAGCCGCCCTGGAAGTTTGCGAACCTTTAAGGTCTACATTTGCCATTGCTTGCTCAACATCAGTTACCTTGAATGCATAATGTTTTTGTTGGTCTATCAAGAGTGCTACAGTTCCGGAGTCTAGTTCTTCATACGTAATACTTCCGGAATAATCTCCTACTGTCGGGTCTGCCAAACCGTTGAAATAAACGGTATCTCCTGCTTTTGTTGCCCCCTTGCGAGGTCTAGTCCTTGAAATCCTAAGTGCTACGAGGTTATCCTCTAGTGTTCTCTGAATACTTGTATCCCATATTTGAGGGATAAAAGCATCTGCATTTACATTAGCTGCCATTTATTTTTCCTCCTATTTCCATTGTTTTTGGCTTTCTATTACCTTGTTGTAATTCTTGTTTACTTCTTCCCTTGTCATATTTGAAACTTGCTCCCTAGTGTATAGATGCTCCGCAGTACCGTTACCAGTAACGCTTCCTGTGCTTGCTTCGGCGTTCTCGGTGTTCTTTGTGTCGGTTTCTTCCTTGCTTTCATATTTTGCAAGCTTGTCCTTGAGTTCTTGCAATTCGCTTTGCATTGTTGTATTTGCATAAGCATCAACTAGGCTAATGTCTCCTTTTGCAAATCTGTCCCAAACTTCTTGCGGGACTTCTTTGACATCGGGATATTTCTTCACAAAATCCGACAAGTATGCATCTTGCTTTTCTTTTTCTTTTGCGGTCTTTGTGTCTGCTATCGTCTTTTCCTCAAGCTTAGTGGCATCGTAGAGCTTCTTGGCTACTGTTTCTGACACACCTTCGGCTTCAACAATTCTAGCGATTTCATTTTTAACTTCTTCTTTTGCTACCGCATCCAAGTATTCATCTGTTGTCATGTTGTTCTTTTTAGCTTGAGTTTCAACGAATTTAAGACTAGGATTTGACTCCAACGCTTGAAGTTTTTCCATCACTTTGTCGTAATTCATGCCCTTCTGAGCGTATTCTCTAGCTTCATCTACCGTGATTTCTTTTTCTTCATGGTTGAATTTTACTTTGAACATTTCAACTTTTTCGGCCTCGGTTGTTTCGGGTTTGGTTTCCTCCGCAACTTCGGTACTTTCTGTTAGTTGTTCAGGTGTTTCAGTTGCCTCTGGTTGGGCAGTTTCTACTACTGTTGTTTCCTCTGACATTGTAATCCTCCTTGCCTATGGTTGGGCTTCTATTCAACTTCTACCAAATAAACTTTCTTTGATATTTTCCCGTTTATGCTTATGTCTATATTGTCAACTGTGTATTTTGTGCCTTTGATTATTATCTCTTTCCCTTTACCTATGTTTGATAAATCATCACAATCAGCACAACTATGCACCGATTCACCATTTAGGATAAATGTAACAATCAAATAGCACCGCCTCCTTGTTGTAGTTGCTGGATAACTTGTATCTGTTGTTCTACAGGTAAGGCTAGAATTTGCTCTTGTTGATCCGGTGGTAGGCTCTCAATTATCTGTGCCATTGCTTCCATTTCTTCCTGTGACAATTCTTCTTGTATAGGTTCTTGAGGTGGTTGCTCTGTAGCTTCAAGTTCGGCTTGCTCTGCTTCTTCAAGTTCATTGATAAGTTCTTGCTTCTTAGGTACTGTGCCCGGGATAGCCCTTTCAAGCCATTGCATAAAGGTTATTCTGTCAGCTTCAAGCAAATTGTCAAGTGTTTCTTGTCCCGCAAGTTCCGAATACAGCGTGCTTGGCGATACATCGACCTTGAGGCTCATTTTCATGTCTTTGAGTTTGCTGAAATCGAATTCTTTTACTACTCGCTTGCCTTTTTCAGTTACGGTAACTTTACGTTTGCCGTAATAGTTCGCCATGAAATCAAGCTGAATGTATCCAATATCCTCAATAAGTTGATATAGGTTAGATTTTATGTTTGCAAGTGGCACGGCTGCCTGCTCGGTTACTATTGCCAAGGCTCTTGCGTTCTCGGGGTTTACATCACCTAAAGCCGCATCATTAGCCCCTAGAAACTCTTTTGTGTATGCTATAGCGTTGTCAATTGAGGTAAACATCTGCGTGTTCATGGTTGCAGGCGTCATGTATTGTGCGTATCCGCTTAGAGGTCTGCCGTCTCCATTAACTCCAAATGCACCACCGACTTTATTGCTCCAATTACTTATAGCAATTTTGTCATAAATAACTTTCGGAAATCCCAAATCTCGCATGAATATCATAATCAACGCGAATTGCTTATTAATGTACAATTGATTCGGCACTATTCCAGTGCCTAGTGCTTGCCCGTGGTATGAGTTCTTTCTCTTGTCCCAGTTGTTCATAGCCACAGGGTATCTTGTGAGCTTGGTATCCCACTCTGGTCTCACATCAACATACTTTGTGGCCTTGATAGCTTTAATTGTTCCATCTTCTCTCCATAGTTTCAAAAGAGTTGTGGTCTTTCCGCTTGTTCCTGATTTGTCGCCACCGTTGTCAAGTTCAACTTTTCCCCTGTCTCCTGCGGTGTAGTCATATTCAAGGTCGGATGTTATCTTCTCGGCTTCTGCTTTTGAAACTCCGTTGGCTTCAGCTTGTTTTCTTAGGTCTGAAGTCATTTCACGGAATGATATGATAATATAAGGTTGTTTCTCGGTTTCTTGTTGGTTTGGATTACCGAAATATACGTTTACACCGTCAAGAAGTTCGAGGTCAATATCTCCTTCTAGGTCTTGGGCTGTTTCTATTGCTTGATTCCAGTACAGATATGTCGCCATGTCACCAGAGAGAGAAGCATCGAGGAGTAGTTGCCTTGTCTTTGTGTCCATCTTCATCCGTTCCCATAAGGTCTGCGAATATGAGGTTATGAGTTCGGCGGCTTCGTTCATCTCTATTTCGTTTTCTTCTGTTCCTTCTTCGTTGGCAAGCATCGGAGTATAGACAAGTTTCGCTGGTTGTTGCATGATTGCCGCAATAAAGTAGTTGATTACACGTTTAAAGATGTTGAATACAGGTGTCGGCATATTCGGAGCATTTAGTCCGTTCCACTGATCCCCTGCGTAAAACCTCTCATTCCTGTCGGTATCTTCGTAAATGTTCAGCCTTAGATTATAGTTCTTCCCGTCTTCGTACTCTTTCCATGCTTGCGTTATCTTGTCCATGTCTCGCGCCATCTAATCACCTGCCTTCTGTTTAAAGCCTGTATATCCCATGAGGTTGTTGATTTCTTCAATCTTTTCGGCTTCAGCCTTATCTTCCTTCTTTGCTTCCTTATTTTTTCGCAAAGCTTTTACTGGGTTAGGTACTATGGTAACCCTGTGTCCTTTTTCTAGCTTGATTCCATCGGCGATTCCTTTGGCATATATGAGATAACCACAGATTAAACCGCCTATTAAGTATAATGTCTCCATGTTTCCTCCTTATGATATAAAAAAGAAAGTCACCGTGTTGGCTGACTCTCTCGGAGTTCAGGTTACTTTAAAATTTTATCTATGCCCTGTGTATTCAACATTCGCGTAAGTCTCCCAAGGTTCTAGTGCTATAGCTCTTAGTTTTGTTTGTTTTCTTTCGAGGTATTTATTGCGTTCTTCTAATTCTCTTATTCTACATTTTAATTCTTCTTCTCTTTTGTAGCAATTATCGAGTTCTGTTTGATATACAATTAACTTTCT